GGCCTTCTCGGTCGCCCGGTTCAGGATGTTGGTCAGCTCGTTCAGCTCGTTGCTCACGACGCTCACGATGCGACGGTCTCTGCGTACTCGACCAACGACCAGAGCCAGGATGCAGCCTGGTCCGGGTCGATGTCGCCGGCGATCAGCAGCTCGATGACGGAGGCAGCGACCTGCTCCCAGGGGCTCACGGGTACAGCACCCCCTCTTGGTACTCAGCCCACAGGGTCAGAGTCATCGGGCGGTGGCGCCGGACGTACCAGCCAGGCTTCACCCGGTAGCACTTCGGGATCTTGCGGCCGCAGATCCAGGTCATGTACGGCTCACCGAAGTACCAGGCCAGCACCTTGTTGATCTTGCGCAGGTCGCTGCGCCAGTTCTGCCGGCCGGTCGGCAGCGGTGTGGTGTCGGCCATCAGGTCCTTGACCATGACACCGGTCGCCCACTCGTAGACCATGACGGCCGCGACCCGGTGACCGTGCTCGGGCGAGAGCCGGCGGAGGAACTTGCGCACCTCACGCTCCCACGCCACCAGGTGCGGGTTCTCCTGCACCAGGTACTTGTCCTTGGTGAGGGGCATCTTCGCCCTCATATCGTCAGGCAGTACCAGTTGGTCGAGCCGCTCTGCTGCGGGTCCGGCGGAGGCCACGGATGGCATCCGCCGCCTGTCCGACTCCTCTTTGTTGAACCTCTTCTTCAGCTCTATCTCTGTCGCCGTGAGCAGAACCCTGGTCTTCAGCACGGCGACAGCATAACCCCACAAAAAAGAGAGGGCCAGCACCCCAATGGGATGCTGGCCCGCTCTCTCACCCCTGAGGGTCGTACCCGATGGTCTTCAGACGCGACAGCGTCTTGTGCAGGCTGGCCACTCTCGGCGAGAAGGCCAGCACCACACACCCCTCACCTTCCGGGGGACGGACCATCCAGTGTCCGGACCCGGTCCGCTTCACCGAGAAGCCCTGCTTCTCCAGTTCGCGTACCAGCATGTCGATCTCCCGCCGGCTGCTACTCATCAGCCGGCCTGACCTCACCACCGCAGGCGGCGTACCCCGCGATGTCGACCCAGTGGTCCAGCTTCACCGGCGACGTGGAGATCCGTGACACCTTGACGAGAATCATCATCACGGCGACGTCGTGTGGAGTGAACGTCTGACCGGTGTACGCCATCCACAGCTCTGCGATCATCTCGAAGTTGCGCTCGGGTGTGTCGTACGCCTGGTTCCGATCCTTGAGCACGTAGCCCTTGGCCGTGTCCAGCACCACCTCCCGGACGCTGGGGCCATCCACGTATCCGAGCTCGGTCACATGCTCGACGTTGGTCACGGCTGGTCCCCGTACCGCTCGACGTTGGCCACCAGCTTGGCGGCCTCGTCGTGGTCGAGCCCCACCTGGGTGGCGCGGTCGGCCAGCATGCTGTCCCAGTCCGGCACCTGTGCCAGCCTCAGCTGCACACCGATGGCGAACAGCGTGTTGTTGCGACGACCAGCCGGGATCGGCTTCTTCAGGTCATCCAGTAGTGCATCTTGCATGATCAGTATCTCCTCGGGGTCCTCGTTGTCGATCGTCTTGGCGATCGCTGATGTCCTTGCCACGACTGCCTGACTGTGTGCAGTCAGCCGTGTCTTCAGGTGGTCCGGGAGCTCGACGATCTCTCTCCCGTTCCACTTCTGTTGAGGGTGGTGGTACACGCACCCTGTCGCGCGCAGGTCCACACCCTGTTCGAGACTGATCCGGTCAGCGAACTGGGCGTACCCCTTGGCCGGATCCCACTGGTCCTCGCTCGTGGCGTAGAACAGGTGGTACCCGTCACCGCTCTTGCTGGTCTCGGCCAGCGTGAGCGGCAGCATGCCGAGCTTGCCGGCGTGCAGCAGCCCACCGTTCTTGCCGTCGATGTCGATGCACACCAGGCGCAGCGACCTCATGACGAACGCGAAGTTCCACCTGCCCTGGCTGTAGCCGTTGACGATGGGCTCCGCCCTGAACGTGGACCTCGCGTACTTCCAGATGAAACCCTGAGACTCCGGGTCACCCGGTCTCCCCAGGCCCCAGCCCGGATCGGTCTTGCCGTCCTTCCACGCACGCACCAGTGCGACACCCGCCGGCCCACCGTATGGCGGCAGGCTGGGTGGCACCGCGGTGGTGTCGCCGTACGTGTCAGTCCTCCACCATGGGAGTGCTGGCATTGTCTTCCTCCTTCAGTGACACCAGGTATTCGAGCGTGTCCGCCTTGATACCTGTGATGTAGTGGACCTTCACCGGGGATGACTTCCCCGGGACCCTCGCGGACTTGCGCTTCAGATGAAGCACAGGTCCGAACATGCTCATCAGCCCCGCCTTGTCGAAGACAGTGAGGTCGTTGGACTTCACCCTCCACGACGTGAACTGTTGGACCACCGAGTCGAACGGCTGGTCCACCAGCGCAGCCTCCGCACCCAGCGGGTCGGTCTCCTCCAGGTGCACCACGAACTGCACCGCCAGGGAGTTGGCCTCCATGTGCTCCATCTGCAGCTGACGTGACAGCGCAGTCGGGGCCAGCATGACGGCCTTGTCCTGCGGCAGCACGTAGTTGTCGATGAGCAGCGACAGCAGAGCACCGAGCATCCGCTCGGACTTCATCCTGTGCAGGAACTCGTCGTCCTCCGCGTACTTGTTCGGGAACCAGTACCTGACCAGCCTGGCCTGCAGGGCAGAGGACTTGTCCCTCGACTTCGGTTCCTTGTTCAGCCCCTCCACGAACAGCGCGTTGGTCTGGACCACCGACTGCTCGTGTGCGTACAGCCTGCGGATGCTGACCGGCTCGCCGGTGATCAAGGTCTTCTCCGTGCCTGAGTCCTTGACGAACTCGGCCGGCCCGTCGAAGACCAGGTTCAGCAGCTTCCCGTTCAGGTCGAACGTCCCCACATCTCGGGCGCCCATCACCTGCCGCTCCACACCGGAGCAGTTGTGCAGACCGAACAGCTCACGCAGCATGGTCATCATCACCGACTTGCCGTTGCGCCCGTCCCCGATCAGCAGCACGTACTTGCCTGCTGACCAGTGCGGAGCCAGCGTCGTAGCCAGGTGACGGAGCAACGACCGTGCCTCCTCCTCCTCACTGCCGAGCCAGTCCGAGATGATGGACATGAGCTCGGCCTTGTCGGTCGGGTCCTCGTTGAGTACCGGCACCAGCATGTTCGGTACGAAGGACCCGTCTGGGTCATGGAGCATGCCGTCCTCACGCAGGACCTTGAGCCCGTTGGCTGTCTTGATCAACAGCCACGAGTGTGCGTCCCTGACCTTGGCGGCAGCCTGCCCCAACTGGAACACGAACTCAGCCAACTGCGCCGAGCTCTTGAACGCAGTGTCGAACTGGTGACGTGCCTTCTCCTGGATGTCCGATGTACTCAAGGGCATCCAGCTTCTACGCTCCACCGGTGGGACCAGTGAACCGTCACTTGTCTCGTAGTCCACTGGTGCGTACAGTCGTCCGCTGTACAGGACGTACTCCCAGCTGGTTGCCAGTGTGTCAGCATCAGCCTGCAGTACTGGTGCCGTCTTCAGTGTTGCCATGCTTCCTCTTTCTGGGTAAGGGAGGGGTGGCCGACATGCCAGGTCGGCCACCCCCCATGGGTTACTTCTCCTGGATCAGGGACCGCAGGACCTTGATGCGCTCAACGAAATCGTTGAACATCTCTCGAGTCAGACCAGGCTCACCGAGCTTCACGGTGAGCTTGTCGATCTCTTCTTCCGGTGAAGCCATTGCTTCCTCCTTCTCCTACCAGTCGGAGTTGACTGGCCCCTCCCCTTGGTCTGGGTCAGGAGGGAAGCAAACGGAAGACCTGCTTGTCCGCAACGGAGACGAAGTCACCGCGCGGCATGATCCTCCCGATGAGCTGACGCCGAAGCGCATCGTCATCGGTGTCATCCAAGATCAGCAACGTGTCGCACACCCGGTCCAGGCCATCGGTACCGGTGGCCAGGGTGGCTGTGCCGATCAGGACAGGGACTGTGCCCTGCTTGAACTCTCGAAGGATCCTGTCCTTCAGGACCTTCGTCGTGCTGCCGGTCACCAGTCGGTACGCCTGGTTGTCCCGGTCGAACGTACGTGCCACCGCGTCTGCAACTGTGGCGTGGTTGGCGTAGATCAGGAGCGGTCGCTCCTTCACCTTGTTCACCTCGTCGAGCACAGCACGACGGAGGTGACCGTCCTCATTCACCAGACCCTGCAGCCTGGCGGTGTGTGCCATCTCGATGATGCTGGCCACCATCCGGTGCCGGCGCCTGTCATAACCGTACGACGTCAGGTCCGGGTCGAGCCCCTCCTGGTACGGGATGTCGATGATCTTGTACACAAGATCATCCGGCAGGTAGTACACCCCTGGCAAGGAGGCCAGGTAACTGGCTGCATCCTTGTGGTGCAAGAAGCCTACGACCTTGGGCTCCATGCCGAACGGGTTCTGCTCCGTCTCGCAGTGCTGGTAGATGAACTGCAGGAACCCACCTCTGCACGACAGCGGGTCGAGCACATGCTGCAGGCAGTAGCACCGCTCCGCGTCGTTGTAGTTCGGCGTCGCCGACAGCAGCAGCAGCGGAGCCTGCAGGTGCTGGGCCAGCCGGTCCATCTTGCGCCAGCCCTTGCCTCCCTGCCCACCGAACAGGTGGAACTCGTCAGCGATGATGGCCACCGTCCTGCTCAGCCTGGTGTCCTTCATCCTGAACCTGGCATGGGACATGGTGGTGAGCACCATGCCCTGCTCAGCAGCCAGCTTCTCCCACTGGACGTGGGTAGATGGTGGCGCTATCACCACCACCTCGGTGTGACCGAGCTGCTTCATGCCGAGCATGGCAGTCAGCGACTTACCCGCCCCTGTCTTGAAGAACAGCAGCGCACGCTGTGGTTCCTTCAGATTGGGGAGGTCATCCAGGAAATTTTCCTGGTGATCGAACAGCACCTCAGACATGGACCACACCCCAGGGCTGTTGGTCCAGGAAGTCCAGCACCACGCTGGCGAGCAGCTCGTTCAGCACGGCATCCTTGACCATGCCGAGCAGAGCGATACGCGCTGCCGCCCTCAGGTCCTGGTGGTGTGTCGACGTCGGCCATCGCCAGACCTCGAGCACCTCCATCAGGTCCCGCGAGATGACACGCTTGATGCCCATGTTGGGCAGGAAGGTGGCACCACGCAGTGCTGCCTTCAGTTCGTGCTCGACCTGCGTCATCCGCTGGTCCGCACTCAGGTGCTGACGTGGACGGTACTGCTCCACGAACACCACCGGTTTCGTCGACGGCCAGTCGCTCACCCACTTGGCCACCTCACCCACGTCCGGCCCGTCGACCACCTTGTGGGTGACCAGCACGGTCTGGCTGTGGATGGCGAACTGCATCCCTATCACTCCGGTGTGCACCAG